TTATGACTAAAGCCGATCTAATTCAATACTTTGGCAACAGAGGTATGTGTTTAGCTAAGAAAGACTTTAAAGAGTTTGGTGTTGTAGGCAGATTTGTATTCATACATTTTATCAATGGCGACTACGAAAACAGAGGTTGGGTTGAAATGTACGAACTAGGATATTTAGGACTAGAGTGCGACAGAGAGTTTGACTATAAGACATTTAAATTTAGTAAAACCTATATGCGTAAATGTGCAACAGGAGAAATATTATGACTTGGGAAATTCTATCCGATAAAACCAATGCTAAGAGCCGTACTGTAACTCAGACGACAGAATACTTAGTTAAGGTAACTAGACTTGGCTATAATGAATTTATCGTTACAGCTCGTAATCCAGCTCATGCTGAATATATTGCTTCTCGCTTAATGGACAATGAACCAGTAGATTTTGAGGAGACTATGGAGATTGAACTAACAACCGATCTGCCTTGGCTACAAGATGAATAAATTATTAGACTTAAAAACGCCAGAGACTGACTACGATTGTTGTGTTTATGCAGGGGTCTTTGCTCAGTACATTATGAACAACGAACAAGCTCGAACCTGGTTTCAAGCTCAATACGAAGTCTTGAGTGCTAGTTTGGACGAACTGTCTCAGGCTCGAGCTAAGAAAGAGATTCAAAAAACTATTAACGACTTATATGAGGTGTTGTAATGGCTTGGGGTGAAATATCCAATTATAAAATAAATCGTGATCTAACGCTGAAAGAAAACTTTCAGAATTTTGTAACTGAACTAAACCGAGAACGTTTTAACTGTCGAACCGACATGTTTAATATTGATTCTTATCGACCTTGTAATGAACTTGAAGCTTTTCAGTTGTTCTGCAAGTTTTGTGGACGTCAGAAATGATCCTAGATATCTTGTTAATTATTCTTATTGTTTGTCTAGTTTCTCTGGGGGAGCGTCCTGAGGATTAATATCAGCTTCTATTAATTCAGTAGTCATAAGTTGTTTTAACCGACTTTCGACTTCTTCCCGAGACATCTGATCAATCTTGCCGAACCGCACTTCTTTCTTCTCTACTACTAGACCCCCGACTTTCAACAAAGAGTTTTGTGCGGAGATAGCCGCATTAAATGAACCCGACTCTAAAGCTTTGTCCCGAATGTCATAAAGATCTTGGACCGCCCGATCGTGGTTCAACTCGTATTTTTTTTTAATCTCCGACATCAAATAGTTAAACTCTTGTTTAACTTTAGGATTACGCATTAGTTGATAAGCTGCTTGACGTGGATCTTTGTACCCAGCAATCCGAGCCGACTCTGCTAAAGAGTACCTGGGATTGTTAACCGCCGTCCAACAAAAGACTTTTTGCCGACGATTAAGATCGCTGTTATCAAAAAACTCGATAGGTGGTTGCTCTTCTGCCGAGATAATAGGTTCGTGGGTTTCTGCTTTCATCCTTGGCCCCTGTAACGTTTAAAACTAGCCTTACGTGTTTTTGGCATACTGCTCAGACCTAAGTTTCTGCGTCCTATTGATGTTTTCTTACCTCTGACGCCACATACCGAAGTATGGCCCTTTGCGTTAGTCCATTTAGCTGCCATTATGCGAATTATAGAATTACACTTTGTAGAAGTAAAGTATAGATTGAAAAGCGTGGTTAAGAATGTACTTACCCCTACTCATCCCCAAGAGTATAGTATTGGATTTTCCTCTATCGTTAATATTATGTCAAGTCTTATGTTAAATTTATTAAGTATAAGTCTCAGACCCTAGTGACAAAAATGAAAAAAATAAAAAAATAGTCTAGCCCTTTAAAAATGATGCTTTCCCTTGTCATGACTTTTATGACAATAATAGGACAAAAATAGTTATGCTTTCATACCCTGTAAAATATGTTTAATAACTTCAACAGTCCAACCATTACCTAACATCTTATATCTCTGTGTATTAGACACATGATTAGTATAGTTATCTGGGACTGTCTGCAATCTTTCGCACTCCAAAGGTGTAAGCTTTCTCCAAGTAAGATCATCATGTGCCACTACACTATCTTTAGCAACTGTTGAAACAGCGTTAGACTTTTGATCTTTACGCAGTTCTAACATTTGCTTCGGCTTTGTTACTTTCCAATCAACATGCTTGCCGTCTTTGTCTTTTGACCTAGCTCGCAAAGCACCACCAACGACAACCTTCGGCTCATTATTACCGCCTTGACAGGTGTTGACTGTAGGCGACTTACCATCTGGACTGTAGACTCGTTTGAGTATGTCATGTCCGTTGATGTCTGTTGCTACTCCTACCTGTTTTGGCTTATTAACCAACTGTCTTCTATGTTTCTTCTTGTATTGTTCAACACTTGCACCTTTGTAATAGTTTGCATCTATGCAATGTGCTTTATCTCTTTCACTATCACAGTTGTCCTCTAAAATATCCCTTAATACTATGCCTCTATCTTTTGGTTGCTTAATACTAGGTATATTAGTCCAATAGTATCTTTGTCTGGATTGTGCGCTAAGAAGCGAACTATTTATAAAAATAGGCTCAATACCAAACGGTATCTCTGGATAACATGCTGATACTTGTTGGGATATAACTTGTAAAAATTCTTTTTTCATTCTTACATTTTCAAGTAAAAAATATTTTGGCTTGATGTCTTTAAGCAAACGAATAAATTCAAAGAACAAAGCAGATCTAGGATCGTCAAAAGCCAACTGTTTACCTGCAAATGAAAAACCTTGGCAAGGACTGCCACCCATAATTAAATCAACATCTGCAAAATCTTTCGGATCTAAGTTAGTAACATCACCCACTTGAACCGTATTAGGGTAGTTTGTTTGTGTTACCTGGATAGCGTATTTGTCTATCTCACTTGCGTAATATGTGTCAACTGATATGCCGAGTTGATGTAGTGCTATCTGACCACAACTCATGCCATCAAACAAGCTTAGTACTTTCATGGGTTAATTATAGCAGAGCATTTTGTCGCTAAGGTTGCTCTGAAACCGTAAGTCCGCCGACTTCTCTTAGACAGGAGAGTAAGTGTTAAGAGGCGACCAAAAAGGTGAGGCGAAGGAGTTGCACAAGGAGATCAATACATACACATCAACTCTAAGCATTCGCCTCATTCTCACCATGTCGCATAAGATTATTACTTGTTATCTCTAAATGATGATCATAAGTCTCACAATCCCATTTAGCTTCAGTAGCATCTATTTTAAGACCAGTTGTTTTATAAACTAAGTCACGATAATTATGATGCAACTCTTCCCAGGTATCAAAGCCTTGGTCGTAAGCGTCAACAAAACATTTAGTTTTTTTATGATCGCACAAGAGCTTATGTTCTTCGTCCATATACCATCTATTTGACTTGCTCATTTGTTCCTCTTTTGTCTTGTACTAATGTGCTAAGGATCTCAGCCGTATATTTCTGTTGCTCTTTTGGTAAAGCACTAAGGTCCTTAATACAATCCACCAAAAGCGATGTTGTTTGTGCTAAATCAGCTGTGATATGTTCCAAGTGTTCCATATCAGCTTTAGCAATAGTTTTTAAATTTTTAATATCCATACTTGTATTTTCTAATCTATTGTTTAAAATGTCAACTACTACAAGTAAATTAATATTATAGGAAAAAAATTTATGAATACATTACCAGAAAGTTTACAAAAGCATGATTATCATGTTATCGGCAACGCAATATATTTACCTAATATTACTAATCATGAATACCATAACTCAGATGGTATCTCATCTTCAACTATTAGAAAATTTAGAATATCAGAACTACATGCCGTCAAAGAAGAAATGCAGGAAACTCCGGCGTTACGTTTTGGCTCAGCTGCACACGCTTATATTGTGGAGGGCGAATCTGTATTTAACAATGAAGTAGCCGTCATCTCTGGCAGCATGTACAACGCTTCTGCTAAACAAATGATCGCTGAGTGTACTGCCAAAGGTATAACCTGTATACCAACCAAAGATTATGAGACTATAAAAAATATGTCTGAGAGCTTGTTACCGGTGGCAGAAAAATATCTCAATCCGAATGAAACAGAATACCCAAGTGAACATTTTAACAACCCATATGAGAGAGCTTTATATTGGTGGGAAAATGATGTGTTGTGTAAACTCAAAGCTGATGTGGTTAGACACCCAATAACTAACGCTTACGATCCTAAATCTATTGTAATAGTAGATTATAAAACTACAAAAAGTTGCGATCCAAGCAAGTTTATTAGCTCAGTTAGACAATACGGTTATGAGTATCAAGCAGCTTGGTATAAAAGAGGTTTTGAAAAAGCTGGGTTTAAAGTACAGAATTTTGTTTTTGTGGCCCAAGAGAAAGTTTCACCTTATGCATCTAAAGTTTTCGTCATAGAAGCAGAAGATCTAGATAAATACTGGATAGAATTAGAATATATGTTGCAACAATACAAAAATTACAAAACAGGACTAACAACAGAACTAAAAGCTTATAACTGTCCTGATGTTTGGGAGTTAGAGTTATGAATGAAGAAAAATGCAACTTTGGCGAAAACCTTGTAGAAGATTCAGTTAACCACCCTGATCATTACACACAAGGTTCTATAGAATACATTGACGCTGCTCGGGCAATGTTAGGCCCTGAAGGATTTATTAGTTTGTGCCAAGGGACCGCTGCTAAATACATTTGGCGACACAAACATAAAAACAAACCGATAGAAGATTTAGAAAAAGCACGTGTTTATCTTGATTGGATGATCGAAGAATACAAAAAAAATACCTAAAAAAAGCCCGCATAAAGCGGGCTCTCTGAAGTACAAATAAACTAGCCTAATGTAGGTTTAGCTCCAACGGCAGAGCTAGAA